GAAATTATTGGTCCTGAAAGAATAATAATAGAAGGATCTTACGCAAATACACAAACTGGTCTTTTAACTTATCGTCAAAATACAAGAACAAGTAATGTTTGGATAAGTTCTTTTAACACATAATAAATAGAATCATGGCAAATATAACTAAAGGTTTATTAACTACATACGGATCAACTTCACAAGTTGAATCCAATTATTTTTTCGTTATTTCTGGTACAGGATATGTGCCTAGGTATACAACCAGTTCTTATATTTTTATTGGTAGAGTTGAACCTTGGATAAATGAAAATGATCCAGATTCTCCAACACAAAATCAAATTGTGTTAAAAAATACTTTTAAAAATATAATTGCAGCGAAGTTGTTGACATCATCAAATATGTGTCCAGTTGTCAGAAGAATAGATTGGACAGCAAATACCGTCTATCAGTACTACAAAGATTATGAAGATATGTTTACGGTCGATGAAAACAAAATTATAACTAAAAAATTCTATGTTAAAAACCGTTACGATCAGATATTCAAATGTTTGTGGAATAATAATGGCGGACAATCCACAGTAGAACCAATACTTCAACCTGGATCAACAGAACCAAGCCAGACACTTTATTTAAATGATGGTTATAAATGGATATATGTGGCAACTCTGGATAAAGGTTTGAAAAAAGACTTTTTTGATGATGATTGGATGCCTTTACCTGCCACACAAAAAGGTGGAGACATACTTAGAGCAGAAAAATTTGGTACAATAAATGCAATTAATGTAATAAATAGTGGCAATAATTATGCCAATGGACCAGATACAACCATAGTGAATATTTCTGGAGACGGTACTGGCGCAACTGCCTACGCTAATGTTGTTAATAGTAGAGTACAGGACATAATTGTTACTAACACAGGAAACAATTATTCTTATGCTTCAGCTACAATCAGTTTACCTGCAGGATTCACAGGATCAAATGCTATAGCAATACCAATAGTTTCTTCGGTTGGTGGCCACGGATCCGATCCAATATCAGAATTGGGATGTAACCACATAATGATTAGTGCGGATATAAAAGGTTCAGAAGGTGGTTTGGTACCAACAGACATAAATTTTAGACAAGTTGGAATAATTGTAAACCCTCAATTAAAAGACGGGAAGGTACCAACAAGAGATGTTTATAATACAACCGACCTTGCTTATGTTTCTTTTGGTGTAGGATCTTATAATTCTGGAGAAATTATCTATCAAGGTAACCAAAATTCTCCAAGTTTTTCTGCTAGAGTTTGTTCTTTTGATTCCTCAAATAATATAGTTTCGTTGATAAATATAAAAGGTGATCCAGTATTAAATGCACCTATCTATGGAGCCAATTCTGGAACATCAAGAGTTTTGACGCAATATGAACCAACAGAGTTTGCAATAGGATCTGGTTATATGGTATACTATGAAAACAGAACCCCCGTTCAAAGAAGTTCAACCGGAAACGAACAATTAAGATTAGTTTTAAGTTTTTAGGGCACATAAATGAAAAATTACAATGTAGAACCTTACTATGACGATTTTAATCCTGATAATAATTATCACAGGATTCTTTTCAAACCTGGTGTCGCAGTACAAGCCAGAGAATTAACTCAATTACAAACTCAATTACAAAATCAAGTAACTAAATTTGCTTCTGCAATATATTCACAAAACACGCCTATCTCTGGTGGTAAAGTTACATACAATAACATAAACGTTGCTTGGTTAAAATTAAACTCTGTTTTTGAAGGAGTTTCAATTGATGTTAATAGATTTTTGAATAAGGTTATTACAGATTCTTCAGGAACGGTTGAAGCTAAAGTTATAGCGGTTGCAGAAGAAACAGGAAATGTTAATTTTCCAGGAGATCCTCCTACATTAATAATTACTTATCTGTCAGGTGACAATTTTACTGACGCAATGACAGTTTATATAAAGAATGGTTTGACCAGTTCATCTCCAGCAGCAACAACAATAGGAGTTGCAGATAATGGAGGCATAAACATTTGTAGAGGTCGATCTTCAACTGCAGGTATCACAGAAGGCGTTTTCTATGTATTAAATGGTTATAATGAAATTGCAAATTTAGATGGAACAATAACAAAATATGCAATAGGAAACTTTGTTACAGTTAAACCTCAAACAATAATATTAGAAAAGTATTCTAAATTTCCAACTTTGAGAATCGGTTTAAGTATTGTTGAAAAAACAATTACTTCTTCTGATGATGTTAGTTTACTTGATCCGGCTTCTGGATCATCAAATTATCAAGCACCAGGAGCTGATCGATATAAAATTGAATTGATATTGGTGTCAAAACCAATAGAATTAGGAAATGATGATAATTTTATTGAACTTCTCAGAGTCGAAAACGGAAAAATTCAAAAAAGAACAGATTCCACAGTTTATTCTGCAATAGATGATTATCTCGCAAAGAGAACTTATGATACCAATGGTGATTTTATTGTAAGTGATTTCTCTTTAAATCCAACATCCAATACAGCAAATTCTGCATTGTATAAAATGGACATTGGTCCTGGTGTTGCATACATTAAGGGGTATCGTGTTGAATCTCAAGGTGAAATAGCATTGTCTATTGATAGTCGAAGAGCAAGAACTACAGAATCCGCATCAAATAATCCAATTTACATAGACTATGGAAACTTTTTATATATCAATACGGTAAAAGGTTTATTTGATGTATCAACATTACAGCAATTTGATTTGCATTGTGTACCTACCGCAAACATTTATGCTTCAAATACCAATATATACAATTCAACAAAAATTGGTACTGCAACTGTTAGAAATTTAAGTTTTGATCGTGCTTCGGATGCTGAAAATTCTTCAACTTTTGTTTATAAAGCATTTATAACTGATGTTTCAACAAATGTCTTAGCTGCAAATGTAATTTCCGCAACACAACAAACAATAACTCTAGAAAATCCAAGTAGAAAATTTTCTAATGTAGCAAATGCCTATGCTGGCGTTACATTGTCGGTTGATTCAGGAACATCATTTGGTGATATTAGAGAGATTACAGAATATGATCCAACAACTTGTACATTTACTGTAAACAAAAGATTCTCCATACCTCCAGACACAACATCAAAAATTTCATTGAAATATGGAATTCATGATGCAGATTCTTTAGCAAATACAACGATTAGTGGATTAGGCAATATACAGATTAAGAGCAAAGCAGATGTAAGCACAGAAGGTAAAGTTAATAATGTGCTTTCTGGAAAAACTGTTGTACAAGATGCTGGCCGTCCAGAACTAATATATGAAATTGGTAATAGATATGTTGCTAGCCTTAGTGACACTTCTTTCTCAACAACACAAGTCTTTAGAAATAAGAGTTTTTCAAATGTTTCTGGTGTAGCACAGTTACAAATCACGTTGCCAATAGGTTCGCAAAGCATAATGGATTTTGGTGGTGGAACAGGAACATTATCAGATTCATCAATACAACAGAATTATACTATCGTTTGTGTTGGAAATCCTTCAGCAACTTACGCAGTAGGAGATATTATACCATTTACCGGAAATGGAAGATCAATTTCCATATCTTCGGATAAAAATACATTAACTTTGACAGCTGGCGATACAGTTAATGTGCCAACAAATATGGCTGTTTCTATTGTTGCCAAAATGAGTGTAACGAATGGTGATGATACAACCAAAGTTGTTCGTTCTAAAAATTTAATAACAGGTAATACATCGAATGTTTGGATAACAGGAACAAGTGGAACAATATCCAACACTTTCGTAGACTTGACAAGAGGTCAAGTATACATTAAAAATTCAGACCTTGTTACTCCTGGCCAAGCACAATCGTTATATGTAACAGACCTAAAACGAATTGTAAAGATTATTGATACAAGAGATAAAAACACAGATGCCACTTTGGCTATGTTATCTAATCCAACTTTTGATGCTACAAACAATTATATTTTAGATAATGGACAAAGAGATAATACTTATGAACACGCCAACATAAGATTGAGACCTGGTTTTGCTCAACCAAAGGGTCACATACTAGTAATTTTTGATTACTATTCACATTCTGGCGGTGATGGTTATTTTAGTGGAATGTCTTATTTAAATCCAGTATCAACAAGTCCAGAGAACTATGGAAGCATTCCTGTATACAAATCAAAAGATGGTAAAGAATATAATTTAAGAGATTGTTTAGATTTCAGACCATCAAGATTAAATGCAACAGCCAATAGACTTTTTGAAACAACAGGAAATCCTTTAACGGATGATACTGGAGTTTTTATACCAGAATACACAACAAACTTCTTATGTGATTATTCATACTATCTTGGAAGAAAAGATATTATGGTATTAACAAAAGATTCTGCATTTACAATTATTGAAGGCGTTCCAGCAAAAAATCCTATATTTCCTGTTGAACCTGACGGCGCATTGGTTCTAGCAGAACTTACACATGATCCATACACAGCTTTTATACCAAGTGAAGCTCCTGTAGGAGTTTTACCAAATCTTTCTATACAAAGAAGATCACACAAACGCTTTACGATGAAAGATATTGGTGGAATAGAAAATCGTGTTAATAACATTGAATATTATACTAGCCTATCATTGCTAGAACAGAAGGCTTCAACTTTACAAGTTCCAGATTCTAATGGATTAAATCGATTTAAAAATGGTATTCTTGTTGATGACTTTTCATCATTCTCAACATTAGATTCAAACAATGCAGATTTTAATTGTTCCGTTGATGTATTGTTGAAAAGAATGTCTGCTTCACAATTAGTCACAAATTATCCATTACAATCTTCTGTAATTTTAAATTCTATTGGTAATTTGAGTCCTAGCACACTTGCATCATTAGGATTTGGGTATCACAAAATTGAACCAAGTACTAATATGTTTTCTTTACCATTTGTTTCTAGAAACGTAATTAATCAAAGATTTGCAAGTGGTGTTCTTAATGTTAACACATACGGACAAACATTCTTTAATGGAAATATGCAATTGGTACCACCAATGGACAATTGGGTTGACAATAAAAAACAACCTGATTTGTTAATGGTCGACCCATCGATGCAGTTGT